AAGAAACAACTGCAGCGTTCCCTCCGCTACCACCGCCACCGCCGCCCCCAACAGTTCCGTTATTTGTAATAACGGTTGTTCTTGCAACACTTACAGCAGGGCCGCCACTACCTGCATTTGTACCGCCGGTAGCACCTTTACCGCCAGCACCGCCCGCACCAACAATAAATCCGTTATTAACAACGGTAACAGTATCCCCTACCGCCCATGATGAATTGACTGTAAGCGCATAAGAACCTGTGGACGCAGAGCCAATATAAATACCGCTATTAATTACTAAAGTTACATCAGTTTTACCCGCTGAGTAGCCAGTAACTTTTGCAGTGTTTAATAGGTAGTTTTGCGTGTCTGCGCTAATCGTAATTGTCTGAGCAACACGAGCAATTGCGGCAGTTAACAGAGAGTTTCTAGCGGCAAACATTATGGGGTATACCCTTGTGTGTAAGAACCGTACCAGTTTGTACCATCAGCAATAAACGACAAAATATCCATCTTGCCAGCGGTAGCAGTGATTGTTGGCGCACCAGCCGCATTAAATTTAACACCTGTAAATGTTGCTGTTCCGTTACCTGTAGTTGCTGCTTGCTTGAGCAACAATACAAAAGACTTTCCAGCAGTTGCTGTAGGCATTGTGAATGTACAGGCTGTGGATGCTGTCAGGGTTGCTGTCTGAACAGTGCCGTTAGTCAGTGCAAGAGTAGATGCGCTATTCACTGTACCAATAGCTACAACTGTCTCAACATAGCTGGTTACTGTTGGGTTAGTTAATGTCTTGTTAGTTAAGGTCTCTGTACCTGTATAGGTAGCAATTGAAGCACCAGCTAAAGTGGTTGCTCCTGTGCCTCCTGACCCAATTGCAAGAGTAGTTGAAAGACCAGCAGCAGTTCCAGAAGTATTCTGATTAAAGGTAGGCCAAGTAAATGTCCCTGTACTAAAGTTTCCTGAAGTGGGTGTACCTAATAATGGAGTTACAAGTGTTGGGCTTGTATCTAAAACAACACTTCCTGAGCCTGTAGATGTGGTTGAGCCTGTGCCTCCATTAGCCACTGGAAGGGCTGTACCTGACAGCGTAATAGCGAGAGTGCCTGAGCTTGTTATTGGGCTTCCTGCCACTGACAGGAATGAAGGCACTGTTGCAGCAACTGATGTCACTGTTCCGGGGTTGCTTGTCACTGTCCCCCAAGAGGTTGCTGTTCCGTCAGTAGTTAGAAACTTACCTGAGTTGCCTGTCTGAGACGGAGTGAAGCTAGCAGCTGTTGTTGCACTGTTAGCAGCATTGGTAGCAGATGTCGAAGCAGCACTAGCAGATGATGCAGCATTAGTAGCACTTGTTGAAGCGTTAGATGCCTGTGTTGTGGCTGTAGAAGCTGACCCAGAAGCACTAGTTGCACTGTTGGAGGCATTGGTAGCAGATGTAGAAGCTCCTGATGCGCTAGTAGCAGCATTGGTTGCTTGAGTTGTTGCTATCCCTGCTTGTGTGGTAGCTGTTGAAGCTGATGTTGCAGCGTTGGTTGCGCTTGTTAAAGCATTAGATGCTTGAGTAGTCGCTGTAGATGCTGATGTCGAAGCATTAGAAGCTGATGTGGAGGCTGCTGATGCGCTTGTGGAGGCATTAGAGGCACTTGTAGCAGCCCCTGACGCACTGGTTGAGGCTGCACTAGCCGAGCTGCTTGCGGACGAAGCAGAGGAGCTAGAACTAGCAGCACTATTAGCGGCATTGGTCGCACTAGTGTCTGCATTAGTTGCTGATGTAGCTGCACTTGCAGCTGAAGCAGCAGCAGCTGCTGTAGAGGCAGCAATGGTGCTCACTTCAATATCTGATGTGGCATCTCCTCCACCACCGACACCACGATAGATTGTCATTCTGTTTCCTTCTTTTTTGTTTTCACAGGCTGTTGTACAACTTCTTGTACAGGTTCTTCAACAGCAACATATTCAGCGTGTTTTAACATCTCTCTGATGTCTTGTTCAACTATATATTCGTAAACTTGTCCGGTGTGTACACATTTAAATTTCATAGGTTCTCCTTTATGGAACGCTCTTAATAAAAGCCCTCTAAAAAGGAGAGAGTCCTTTTGAGACTCTCCCCTCTTGTCACTTAGGCTGGAACAGCCAAGGCAACAGCTGCGCCATCACGCAACTCTTTAACACCGTACAAGGTATCAGCAGTAAACAGAGTACCGAGGTATTCTTGTTTGTACTGAGTTTGTGAACGGACACCCATTTGCTCTGCCAACACAGCGAAGTCTTTATGACCCATCAATGCGACACGAGCTGCTGTGCTACCGGAAGTGGTATCAGCGTTGTTTGTGACGAACACAGGAACGCCATAAACATTACCGATTTCACCGTTACGGATGGTGTTGCTAGAACCCATTTCACCAACAAAGGCTTGCTCAGTGAAACGAGCAATACCCATCAAGGTGTTACGGCTTGAAGGAGGAACAATGAGGAAGCGACCATCCATAGGAACATCAGCGTCATCAAGACGTTGAATACTACGGCGAATAGCAGCATCAGTCAAAGCACCCAAGCCAGTGTTAGCAGCAGCAACATAAGCAGTTGTACCGTCAGCACCAGAGAAAGCACCGGAGTAAGCAGTAGTACCGCCACCACCTTGAACACCACGGCCCAAAGCAACCAAATCGCTATCTACTTGACGAGCCAAGGCATAGCCAGCATCTTCAGTGTAGAAAGCACGGAGCGAAGACAATGCTTGTGTTTCCACAATGTCTTCAATCAAGCGACTATATTCATAGTGCTTGTCGATAGTGACAACAACTTCGCTCTCAGTTGCAGCAATCAGTGTTACCTGAGTAGAAGCAGCTTTAGCAGAAGCAGAACCACGGGTGGGAGCAGGAATGTGAACGGAGTCACCTTTCTTGCCTTTGAAGCTCATCTTTTTGATGAGGTTAGCGAGAACCAGATTCTTCTGGTAAGCAGCAACGATTTCATCCGACCAAATTGCGGGGATGAAGGTTGCAGCAGTCGTCTTAGTGACGTGAGCAGTACCGAGAGCCATATTAAAATATCCTTAAATTAATTAATTATGTCACCAGCGGCGGGAGCCGTAGGCGACCTATTTAACCCTGTTTTCGTTATATGCAGCTAGGATGTCTTCCGACAAGGCTTCATATCGTCGAGGGTCAGTCATGCGTAGCCGAATGAGGTCAGCACGTCTATACACTTTCTGTGAAGTTTCTCCAGAACCGCCTGTGTCTACACCAACTGCTCTCAAGTTCTGTTTTAGGACTTGTTGTCCATCAGCACGAGTTTGTTGGCTTTTAACAGAGCGAATCTGTTTGAATGTTGAAAGAAGCTCGTCAGCAGCTTGCAGGTCATATTGAGCATCAGCTTGTGCGTATAAATTTAAGCGCACAGGCGAAGCCTTAACCCACTCAATAAACTCTCCGTCTTTTACTACTTCTGCCATGTCAGGGTGCTTTTTGTTAAGCATTTCCTGAGTACGCATATTTCGCATCTCTTGTGCTGCTTGTTTAGCGGCAAGCACATCGGGGTGTTTATCTACTGCATTGCGAACAGCCTTCTGGGGGTCTTCAAAGAAGTCGTATTCGTTTTCTTGTACAGAGTCTTGTTGCTTAGGAGCGAGTTGTTGTTTAATGAGTTCATCTGCGAGTTTACGAACCTCACCTACTTCTTGTGCCTGTCGCCCAATTAGCTTTTCAGCCTCTTGGTGCATCGTCACAATGTCCTCTAGACTCTTGCCCGAATATTTATCGGGAATCTTAGGCTTTTCAGCTACTACTTCCTCTACATTCTGAGAGTCAGTTTTCGTAATATCATCAAACTGTTCATTAGACAGTTCTTCTTGTTCAATCAGTGCCATGTATACCTTTCATCCTGCCCACAAGGGTTTTAGGACATTTAAATATGAATCCAGCTTGTGCCTATTCAGCGGCTGTCTTCTGTTCTTGTTTAAGTTTCTCAGCTCGCTTTCTTACCCAAGCATCTGCTGCTCCGGGGAAAGCTCCTGTAATGCCTTCAAGGGCAATGCGGGGCTTAGAAACAATCCGTAAAGCATCCTTGCCGCAAGTAGAGCACTTGTCAGTTCGGATGGCTTCATCTACATACCGTTCAGTGATGTGTGAGTTGTCGCAAAGAAATTCAAATATTCGTTTCATTTACAATGTCCTCATACACTTCTTCACACATCGCCTTGCGGTTTAAAACTAAATCAATGATGTCCAACTGGCCTTGGCGAAACTTCAATTGTTGTTCGTCCTTCACCTTGTAGATGTCATTGATAGAGGTTTTAATCTTTTCAAAATCCTCAATGAGAGCCTTCCAACCTTCGGTAGCCATCATTGAGAATGTTTCTTCGTAATATGTTTGTAACTCAGCGTCCATCTGATTTCTCCAAATAATCAACCATTTTTACCAGCAAAGCAGTATTGTCTTTTACTGCACCTAAAGTAACATTACAACGAGTACATAGGAGTCCTCGTACTTTACCTGTTGTGTGGCAATGGTCAATAGCGAGGCGTCTATATTCGCCTTCTTTCCAATTATTTAGAGTAGTTTCTGCTTCGTTACAAATTGCACATTTATTTTCCTGTGTTTCAACAAGAGTTAAATACTGTTCTTTAGTTACCCCGTACTTTGATTTAATTTGATTAAAAAAGTATTTCTCTGGGTTATCTAAGTACCATTTTTTAGCTCTAGCTGAAGCACATACTTTACACAGATGACCCTTATTTGTTGATTTAGGGTGCTCTGTTGTTTTACACTGTGGGCACGGAAACTCTTTATCCATATAGGAGAGTCCTTTCTGTTATTTTTTAATCATTTGTAGCTGTGCAATTCGTTCGTTAGAGCGAATGTCAGCTTCTTTCAAATTCACTTGTTTTTCTTTCAGCATCATGTCAGCTAGTTTTAGACGCTTCTCAAAGTCTCCTCCGTTGTCGAGGTTTGTAGCGGCGGCTGTAACCATCTTCACTCGTTGTTCAACAGGAAGGAGTTGGGTCTCCATCTGTGTCTTCTGAGCATCGGCTGCTTTAGACGCTGCGCTTGCCTGTAGGTCAGCTGTTTGAGCTGCTGCAAGGGCTGCTGCTGCCTCTTGTTGCTGTTGTGCTGCTTGTGCTGCATTAGGGTCAGGCTGACTCATCTGCTCAAGCGTAGACATAAGCTCTGCTCGGTTAGACAAGCTGCTGTTAGCAAGGATGCCTTTAAGCAAGACAGGGAGGACAGGAGTGTTAGGGCCAAGCGTTTGCAAGAGACCAATCATCTGCTGCTGTTCAAACTCACGAGCCAAGATGCCAAGGGTGGCAGTTGGAATGAATGTGACATCAACTGACGGATAACGCTCAGGGTCAAACTGCATATAGCGGTAGGCAGCTTTATAGATGAAAGGCATCATAAAGTCTTCTTGGAAGTTCACCAAGGTACGCTTGTACTTCTTGATGATTCCAGCCATCGCCATCGACATTCCCTGAGAGCCACCTTCTCGTGGCACATTGGAGGGAAGACCTGCACTATCCACTGTTCCTGTCGCTTGGAGCAACATACGCTCAAAGTTTTGGGCTGCTGCTGGAGCGTCCTGTGTGCTTTGACCGAAGTGGAAGGGGAACAAGATGTCAGCAGGAGGGCCGTTTGTCAGGAAGCTCTTACCGGGCTTAATTTCAAACTTAGCACCTCGTGGAAGCCGTGTAGCATCCATACCCATCATAGGGGCTGTTGTAAGGGCTACAGAGTCCATATGAGCACGAAGCTGCCCATCAATAGCCTTCTGCATATTGTAGGCTTTTTCAACCGTTCCACGCCCATAGAAGCGTCCCGGCACTGTGTCGTCTTGATAAGCTACTAGTGGCCTATCCTTCATCATGTAAGGGTTTTCTTCAGCCTTCAGGAGTAAGGAGTCATTAGCAATGACGATGATGGCTTCTACCAGCTCCGAGTAGTCGTCAGCTAAAGAGTCTTCGGGGAACAAGTCCACCATCTCTACTTCGCCTTCTTCCAGCTTCATCAGATATTCTTTAGGGACAAGGCCGTAATAGGTAAGAACCTTTACTTTGTCGTCCTGAAACTGAACCATCTCTTGTGTTGGCTCTAGCTCTGTGTCGTCATAGGTGGTTCCAATATCAACCTTACGGTAGATACCTTTTTCCATGCCTTCGACAATCTTGTGAATAGAGACATATTTCTCAATTGCACAGCCCATTGCATCTTCAATGGTTTCAGCATTGGGGTCAATAAGGAAGTTCTTGGGGTTTACTGGCTTCAGAGCCACGCTCATGCGTGTTCCTTCCATTACACCAATAGCAGCAGTTCCTTGAGCACCGGGGATAGGCTGAGTGGAAGGCTTTAGCTGTTTTGTCTCTTTAATGACAATTTCACCAATACCTGTACCATAAATCTCTGCCATCAACTCGATGTGGTCAATGCTTTTCTTAATCTTGTCCCGCTTGAAGTCTTCCATCAGGAGAGCCTTCAGAGCCTCTACATCCATTGGATTACCGTCCACATCCTTCAGGTCGTCCTGAATGTCAAAGAACTCTCCTTGACCGAAGATGGCTTCTACAATTTCAGCATGGCGTGTCTCAACGGCTTGCTGTGTTGCAGGGGAGATGATACGGCTGCGTTCGCTGTCTCGTGTCTTGTCTTCAGCAGCCCATTGACCACGGAAGATGCGCTCATATTCTTCCCAATCACGCATGAAATTGGTATCACGATAGTCACGCCAACGGTCAGTGTGTGAGACCACCCATTCGGTTAGTTCCTTGTCATTGTCTGAAGGTTCTTCCCACTCAGGCATTTTAGGTTTAGTTGCCATGTTTAATATCCTGCCGTAACATCGTAAGTTTCATATTCTTCTTCCTCATAGTCTGAGTTGTAAGTGCTAATGGCGAGTTGGTCAACATATGACAAGGCGTCAACCAAGTCATCGTGTACGCCTGAAGTGGGGAACATAACCAGCTGGTCTTTGAACTCATCCCATTCCTCGTCTTCATTGAAGGACACCTTGCCGTGTTCCATGCGCCCTTGTAAGGCCCAGACCACCCTGTCTGTCTTCTTCTTGTTGCCGTGGGTGAGTTCATGGATGTGGGCGTAGGTGTTGTACTTCCGCATAAAGTCTGTTAGGTAGGGCAGAACAGCGTTTCTAGCCATTCCACGCTCGCAGCCTACAGCTATGGGTTGATACTCCTTAATGTTCTTCAGGAGCCTTGTAGCCGTGTCCTTGATGTCCCAACGACCACTCTCTATCTTTCGTACCCACCATTCACCATTGTCTGTCACCTTGACGATGGCAATGGCAGTGCTGTCCAAATGCTTCTTAACGGAAGCACCAACAGCCTCGAAACCAGCCAAGTCGAAGGCCATGACATAAGCACCGTCTTTAGGCTCAGGGGCTGTCTTAAACCAGCTCTCCTTGAATATGTCACTACCAGCTGTGTCGAAGGAACTTAAATACTCCTGCTTGAAGGCAAAGGAGCTTAGTGTGCGTTTAGCTGCTTCAATTTCCTTTGGGTCAATGGTTTCATTGTCCTCAGTGGTGAAGTGCCAGCTTTTCCATTCTTCGTCTGTCTCATCTCGTCCGAGCTTGTAGACATCGTAGAACCAATTTCGTCCGCTTGGGGTGGAAATGAACAAGGCTCGTCCTTTTTTGTCAGACAAAGAAGCTCGAACAATTTTCTCCCACACATCTTGTTTAATAAACGCACATTCGTCAAGAACGGCGTAAGTCAGAGACACACCTCGCAGGGAATCCGGGTTGTCTGCTCCTCTAACGAGAATCTTCCGACCATTGATTAGTGTAATTTCCAAATTGTTTACGTGAGAAGACTTAATTACCTGCCGACCAAGGTCATGCAGCAAGTCCCAGATAATAGTACGAGCTTGCCCGATGGTAGGGGCAATGTACATCACTGCACTCCCTTCCGGGCAGTTCAGAGCCTCAATGAGCAAGGTGATGGCAGACAAGCGGCTCTTTCCACAACGACGACCAGCAGCTACAATTTTAAACCGCTTATCGCTTTTAAACACCTCTTGCTGCCATTTGAGCAATTCAAAGTTTAGAGCTGTCATATGTCTATCACATCCTGTGTGTTCACTGTCGGGGATGTCAGACCAGTAATGTTAATGCTAATGGTCGGGGTTTGTCCTCCCTGCTTTGCAGCCTCGAAGGTCGACATTGGCAACATACGGTCTATAGACATTTTGATTGCAGCCATCTGACCGGGGTGAGTGTCATCTAGCGCTATTCGTATCATTGTGTCTAATATTCGTGTGCCGCCTGTAGCCAGAAGCCTCTGTTTGAATTCTTCAATACGACCAGCATCACCAATAGGACGACCAATCTTCCCCTTGGTTCTTTCTTTAACAGCTATTAGGTCAGCTTTAGGGGGACGCCCTTTGCCTCTTGTTTTAGGGACTATCCCTTTTGTTTGTTCCATGTGTCTTTATCCTTTAAGGAGACTGTTTTCTCTTTAAAGTCTTATAGTCTATTAGACTATGAAGACTTTAATGTTATTGTTATTTATAAATTATAAAAACCATTGCTTTAAAGCCTTCATAGTGGCTTTAAACATCTTAGTTGCTCTTTAGTTTTTTCTATAGCATATATTATAGCACACTTTTGTCTAAATGTCAAGCTGTTTGTTACGAATAGTAGTAAATAGTTCGATGTTCTAGACTTTTTAGTCTTTGTAGTTCCCCTTTGGGAGTGCATTTTGTCCTATAGGGGTCTTTTAGTCTTTTCTTTAATGAAATCAAGGGTCTCCAGAGGTCTATTAGGTCTCTAATTATCCTCCTTTTTAGCTTTTTGTAAGGCTATTAAGGCCCTGTAAAAGTTTCATAGCCTACTAAGCCCTCCCCCCCTGTGTATAACCTGTTAGTAACTATATAGACTGATGAGTCACAATGTAGACTGATGAGTCACTAATGACTGATGAGTCAGTAGTAGATGAGAATGGTTCTCATTAGCATCTGTTAATGACTTTGGAGTCAGTAGTGTGAGGGGCGATGATGCACCATATAAGTGCACCTAAGGGTTTACCCTAATAGCACCAATGTAGTGCATTGATGCACCAATGTAGTGCTATAAGGGTTTTCCCTGATATGTCATAAGGTTATAAGCAATAGACCATTTTGGATATATAAGGGTAAATACCTAGTGCACCCTTTTAGTGCATCACCATACACCAGTGCATTGTTGCAGCGCAGCATAGACAAGTGCATAGGCAAGAAGCATACCAATCAAGAATCATGCCAAGCCATAGAACGGCCTATAATGCAAAAACGCATGGTGCATAGGTATTGGTATCAAAACAAATAGATTGTCGATTCCCCACAATGTGAAATATTTTAGCATTTGTTGGCATGGTTGTTGCTATGTTATGCCAATAGCATTTGCCTATGAGTTTGTCTAAATCGATAGAAAAGTATTTCTTGACAACATAGGAAACAATGCTATAATTAAGCCATGCCAAGCAATAACGCAAGGCATACACTTCAAAGGAAACACACAATGGCTAAAGCAATTAATCTCAAAGACCTATACATTGGTCAGCTCATCACACGAGGCGAACATAGTGACGCTCAGGTGTACACCATTGCAGAGATTGGTATTGCGGTGGTGCTGCTTAAATGGAAAGAGGGCAACAATGATTGCGAACAATGGTCTGATTATAGTGGCTGCTATGTGCCTACCATAAAGCAGATTGAGTTTTCAATCAATAACAATGGCGCCTTATTTCCAGTTAGTGTATAATTCCCTAATCAACTTAAAAGGAAAAGCATTATGATTCTCGACACACCTGAAACACTTAAAGCACTAGGTCGCACCAATGATATCGCCAAGGTACGCAAGCTGGCCTTGAACAAAATCAATATGCAGATGCGTAACGCCAGCAGCCTTGAAGGTCTCAAGCAAACCATTGAACAAATATTGGTTGAAACTGATACAGTCGAACGTAACATTGTAAAAAGCTAGTGTATAATTCTATCTAAGCCCTTCAATCGAGGGCTTAGGTGGCAATTCTGCCAAGCAAAGCCGATAGGCTTAAAAGTATAGGAACCCATACAATGATCCGCATATCAAACACTTCTAAACTAAACGCCCGCTCATGGAGCTTGCAAGCCTTGGAAACGTGCCCGGGCAGCTTGGCTTCTCCCGGTGTTTTGGTTGACGCTTGCAAGGGATGTTATGCAACCACGGGAAATTACAATTACCCTAATGTAAAAGCTCCAAGGGCTGAGAATAAGACAGATTGGCAGCGTTTAGAATGGGTTTCAGATATGGTTGCGGAGCTTGAAAACGATAGATTTTTCCGTTGGTTCGATAGCGGTGACATTTATTCGCTTGGCTTGGCGGAGAAAATTCTAGAAGTAATGGTTCAAACCCCATGGTGCAAGCACTGGTTGCCTACTCGTATGCATAAATTCCCTAAGTTCGCCATGGTGCTAGCTGAAATGCAAGCCTTGGACAATGTAATGGTTCGTTTCTCCAGCGATAGCATTGTGGGCGAATATATCGAAGGTTTACATGGCAGCGTTATCGGGGCGGATGCTGAAACCTTCCAAGCTAGGGAAGGTGTACAATTGTGCGAAGCCTATGCACATGGCGGGAATTGTAACGGATGCCGGGCTTGTTGGTCGAAAACAGTGCCAGTGATTGCTTACCCGGCACACGGGCGCAAAATGCTGAAGGTTATCCGCATCATGTCAGCTTGATGCTATAATGTAGCCTGAAGCTCTCATTGTGAGAGCTTTGGAGTACACTATCGTACTATGCCGAAGGGCTTTTCTTAGGGGTTTATATATATGACGAATGTTCTAATGCGGGTTTTATTGTCCAGTGGAAATTATGCGCTGTATGATGTACAGCCAAACCATGTTCCAAGGGATGACATCCCACAATCGATAGAATGGCCTGTTATGTATGGCACACAAATAGCCCATGAGTCACAAGGGTTATGGTTTTACCCTAATGGCTGGAATAGAATAGAAGATGAAAAGCTTTGCATCATGTTCAATAATTGTGCAAAGGTAGAAGCATGAAACCGCTAAAATCTGAGCTTTCAAAGGGGTTTTTGTTGGTTATGGTTTGCGCCATGTACCAATATGAAAAGCAAAATAAAAGCCCTGTTTTGCTTACCGATGCCGAGATTGAAGATTTTTATTTAACCTATATGGGAGCACTCGCATGAGCTTTAAAAACGCTATTGCTTCAGCTATAATGGCTGGCCTGTTGGCCTTGCCTTTTGTCTTATATTTCGCTAGCATGCGCTAGCTTTTGGGAGCATTTAGAATGAAATATCAAGTTCAATATGTACGCATCGAAAACCATTTATATTTATTAGAGGTTGAGGCAGAAAACCAAAAAGAGGCTGAGAAAAAAGCCAGTGAAGAATTTTCAGGAAGTGAGAATTACGAGGTAGTTCATGCTGAAGAATTTATCCATGATGTGATTAAACTAAACGAGGGAGCATGACGTAATGATTGACCTATTTTTAAGCCCTTTAACGCTAATTGAAAAGGGAAAGCAACATATCAAACTGGCAGATGTGCAACAGGCTTTATTTGCAGCGTATGACCTAAAAAACGCAATGACTAAAGCAGATATGCGTAGACCCACGGAAAACGACAATATGGGCGAATGCCTGACAGAAATAATCGAATTTTTGGAGAGTTTAGAAAAAGAAACCGAAACAAGGGGTTTATAATGTACCTAGTAAAATACGCCAGTAGCGGCATTGTAGCTGCACGTTTTCTGCACCGAATAGACGCTAAAGATTTTATCTTAAACAATGAAGACTTAACGCTATCGGTTGGTTTATTTGTAATCGTTAAGGAGTGGACAAAATGAATGAATACACTAAAACATTGTATGATGATGCAGTGCAGCATACTAAAGCGCAAGACAATGGTAAATTGTCTCAGATTGAATTGAATCATATTTGTGCCAGTGTCTTTGCAGCTTTGCTTATAAAGGAATGCTTGGCAATATGCGAAGATAAGGGCGATAAGGGGCTTGATGGTCATTATTGCGCTGATGCAATTGTTTTAAAATTTAAGGGTACGCTATGAATGACATTTTAACTTATAGAGGCATAGAATGGGAATGCTTTTATGAATATGATGCGCCCCAAGCTGAGACCGATACAGACCCGCCTTTAAGGGGCATTGCAACCATTTATATGCTCTACATTAGAGACAAAGGGGTAAGAATCAAAAAAGACCTAATAGAGCATATTGATGCCCACACAATTCACGCATTGGAGAGAGAGCTTGAAGACATTAACGAATAATTTAGCCCTTGGAGCATTGATAGCGTCTAGCATACTTTTTGCCTTTATATTGGGCAGGGAATATTCTACCTTTGAAGCTGAATTGGAATATGCTCAGGCCAAAGGGCAATGCTATAGTACGGAAGCTAAAACCCGCTATGCGGCAAAGGACAGCGATGGGTGGGTTTGCTTTATCCAGCATTGGGAAGACAAACGGAAGCCTAGAATTACCATGTCGAGGCTAACAATTGAATGAGTTTTTACACTTTTCTGCTAATTCTTGATGGCATTGGCATTGCTGTCCTACTGATAGGCTATTGGTTCCTTTGGAACCGAGGAGCTGAAAGCGACTATTAGATAGTGTTTAAACGGCTTTAAAGGCCTATTTATGCTGCTTTATTAACAAACCAAGGGGTGTGGTGCTTGAATGCCTTAAAACCCCTTAAAACAAGGAAATTTATGAAATGCGTTTGCTGCAACAAAAACCTGAGCGACTTCGAGGCTACACGCCGACACGCTTTGACCAATGACTTTTTGGATATGTGCAAAAGCTGCCTGAGCGAAGTGCAAAGGCTGTCACCATTGGCGACTAAAGACCGGATGGATTTAGACCACGAAGGGGAAGACTACGATGAGCCAGTGACCATTGATGATGACGACCATCCTTGGAGCAATGTCAAAAACATTGTCGAAGATGAACAGCTCGGTCTATAAAGCCTTTAAAGTAACAGCTATTATAGTTTAATACCCTAAAAGCCTTTAAAGCCTTTATAGTCTTTAAAGAGCAAGAACCATGCCAACTACTAGCAACATCATGCTAAAAAAGGAAATATATGAAAGTAAAAGACGCATTAGCAGCTGAATTTGAGACCACAAAGGAAGAAGATGAAGCCTTTGAGGAAATGCACTACAGAACAACATTAAACAATGTTGCCTTTTTGGTCGTAAAACATGGAAAAGACAATGTATTGGCTGAAATTGATGCTTATTTGGCATTAAAAGACATTAAAGGGGACTAAATGCTTTTAGGTCTCATTATTATTGTTTGCATTATTAACATCATAGTGGAATAGCATGACTGAAAGTAAACTATTATCTAAAGGGCCATGTCCTGATTGTGGGTCGTCTGACGCTTGCTGCACTTATGACGATGGACACACCCATTGTTTTAAATGCAACACCACTAAATCAGGAGCTAAGGGCATGAGCCTATCGGCGAGTCCTAGTCCTGGCAAACCAAAAGAGAAACTTATGGAAAACTTACAGCCGAAAGGCGAAATTAAGGGCATTGCTGACCGAGGCATCACCCGCAGCACCTGCGAACGCTACAAGGTTTACACCGAGGCCGACAAGCAGCATTACAGCTACAAGAATGGCATTAAGACAAGGGTTGTCGCTACTAAAGAGTTTTTTAGTACCGGAAAGCTAGACACCCTGTTTGGTCAGGAGCTGTTCCCCACTGGTGGTAAGACAGTGACTATCACTGAAGGTGAGCTGGACGCTCTAGCAGCCTTTCAGATGCAAGGAAGCCTCTACCCTACTGTCTCAGTGCCAAATGGCGCAGCAGGGGCTTTAAAGGCTTGTAAACAGGCTTTTGAATGGCTAGACACCTTTGACCTAGTGGTGGTGTGCTTTGATGGGGATGAGCCGGGGATTAAGGCAGCAAGGGAAGTGGCAGACCTGTTCGCAGGTAAGAGCAAAGTTATGAAGCATATTGATGGCTTTAAGGATGCTTGCGACTACTTGGTGGCAGGGAAGGGGAAAGAGTTTGTAAACGCTTGGTGGAAGGCAGAAGAACATAGACCGGAAGGCATTGTAAGCGTCCATGACATTATGGACAGGCTTCTTGCTCCTCCAGTGGAAGGTGTGCCGTGGGCATTCCCAACATTGACGCAGCTCACCTATGGGCGGCGCAAGGGCGAGCTTTATGGCTTTGGTGCAGGGGTTGGTGTTGGCAAGACAGATGTGTTCACCCAACAAATTGCTTATGACATTGATGTTCTGAACGAGAAGGTAGGGGTTATTTACCTAGAGCAGAATGTCGTAGAAACTGCACAGCGAGTAGCGGGTAAGCTAGACAAACGGCTATACCACATCCCTGATGCTGGCTGGACACGAGAGCAATATGAGCAGAGCATTGAGAGCTTGGATAAGCGTGGGCAGCTGTACATGATGGAGCACTTCGGTGCTATGGATTGGGCAAGTGTGAAGAAAATCATTCGTTATTTCGCTAAGGCGTATGACATTAAGATGATTTATTTAGACCACCTGACAGCGTTGGCAGCTAATGAGCAGGACGAACGGAGAGCTTTGGACGGCATCATGGCAGACATGGCCTCCCTTGCACAGAGCGATGGGCTAATCATCCACTTTGTGTCTCACCTCACCACACCGGAGGGGAAGGCACATGAGGAAGGCGGCAGGGTGCTGGAGAAGCACTTTACAGGCAGCAGAGCCATTGCCCGATGGAGCCACTATATGTTCGGCTTAGAGCGTAATAAACAGGCAGAAGACCCTATTGTGCGTCAAACCACAACATTTAGGGTGCTGAAAGACCGCTTTGCTGGAAGTGCTACTGGTGAGAAGTTTGGAATATGGTATAATAGAAGCACAGGGATTTTAGAAGAGAAACCTCTTAATGTATTGGAAGAATTATGACACACATGAGCACGAAGTGCGAAACATGGCCTTTTCCACCAGCTACAGGAGCCGTCCCTTGGACTAAACAACAAGAGAAGGCATATGAGCAGAAGAAACAAGAGCAGCTCCCTGCTGCGCCCTTTTGAGGGGGTTCCGAAGGAACCGAGCATTACTGATATTAAGGACAAGAAATGAACCAAGAACTAATTATTGAATTAGCCTTTAAAGCTGGTTTTGTAGAGTATGAGCTGGATGATGGAACTACCGCTGCTTTTGACAAGCGTTATGAAAAGTTTGCCGCCCTAGTAGCAGCAGCCGAGCGTGAGGCGTGTGCAAAAGTGTGTGACCAACTAGACGAGGACTTTGAGGGGCCAGACACTTGGGATTGGCATTCCAAAGATTACGCAGCCGCCATCAGAGCAAGAGGAGAAACGAAATGAACTTATACGAAGTATGGACAGAGCGAGGCACATACGAATACGAAGCAGAGAACGCAGACGAGGCTCTCGACAAGTATTACGATGAGCATAACGGCTCAGGAGACTACGAGGTGGTAGTGGAGCTGATGGAAGAAAACCTGTGAGCTATGCTCACCCTATGAAAGAACGAAATGCTTATTTACATTGCAGAGTCTAAAGAACAGAAAGATGTTGCAAATAACATAGTGATGAAGTTTCACAGCTATGTAAAAAGCCCTCGAACTGTTGGTAGATGTATCAAATACTTAATTGAAGATGATAATGAAATTGTTGGAACATTTTGGCTTGGTAGTGGTTTTAAGCCCACTCCAAAAGCAATTCTGAACTATATGGACATGGGACAAAAACAGTTTGATTTAATCTTTAATGAAGTGGCTGATAACAAACGATTCTGCATGGCAAAGAGCATTCCAAATTTTGGTAGTCAGGTCTTAAAGGAAATAAGAAACAGGGCAAAAGCAGACTGGTTCAGGTTGTATGGAAACAATTTACAGGCTATTGTCACTACGATTGGTAACGACAAAAAGGGAAGCGTATACCTTGCAGACAATTGGGTAAAAATTGGTGAAACAGCTGGACTACCTGCAAACAGAAAGTCAGTAAGTATGAAATGGGACGATGCCGAAGGAATCAAAGAAAAGTATGCAAAACCCACTGGAGAAAACAAGAAAACAATTCTTATAACCAAACGACTTTTTTAAACGAGAAACAACATGAGGCTCATCCTCGACATTGAGACAAACCTAGCCCATACTAAAATATGGCTTGTATGCACGAAGAACATTGACACCGGAGAGAAGAAAACATGGAAAGAAGCAAGCAGCCTGTCGGACTATTTAAAGGACGCTACTCAAGTTATAGGCCAAAACATATTGGCGTTCGATGCACCGATGTTGAAAGCTATTTGGAAGATAGAGATAGCTACGAGCCTCTTGTACGATACGTTGATAGTAAGTCGGCTGTTAGAGCCGAGCAAAGAGAATGGTCATTCATTAGAAGCGTGGGGAAACAGGCTAGGGACACAGAAGACAAGCTATAGCTCTGCTTGGTCGTGGTTGATGGGACGCAGGGAGGAATACAAGGGGGAGTGCTTCGATAGTCCTCACCTTGGTCTCCTGGAAAACTATTGCCAGCAAGACTGTGAGGTGACACACAAGCTATACGAGCATGAGCTTCAAGAGCTTGTAGAGAAGGGCTTTAGTGAGCAAAGTGTGCTGTTGGAGCACGAAGTGGCTCTCATCATTGCTGAACAGGAACGGAACGGCTTTAAACTGGATATACCATATGCAACCTGCCTACTTACTGACATCAAAGGAAAATTGGATGCTTTATATGAACAAATGCAAGAACGATGGCCTCCTGTCGTCATTAAACGAACCAGCGACAAAACTGGAAAGCCTCTCAAAGATGGGTTGGCTTCTTTTAATCCCGGCAGCAGGAAGCAAATTGGAGAAAAGCTCATTGAGCTTGGATGGAAGCCTGACAAGCACACAGAAACCGGACAGCCCATAGTCGATGAAGGTGTGTTGTCGAAGATAGACCTGCCGGAAGCAGCTCCCATTGTGGAATATTTGATGCTACAGAAGCGTGTGGCTCAAATAGAAAGCTGGTTGGAGGCTGTAGGCAAAGACGGAAGGGTACACGGCAAGGTGGTTACTAACGGAGCTGTAACAGGGCGTATGACGCACAGCAGCCCCAACATGGCACAGATACCGAATGCAGGGAGTGTTTATGGCCCTGAGTGTCGTGAGTGCTGGACAGTCGAAGACGGACAGGTATTGGTAGGAATTGATGCTAGTGGTTTAGAGCTACGAATGTTGGCTCATTACATGAAGGACAAGAACTATGTCAGAACAGTATGTGAGGGAAGCAGCAAAGAAGGTACGGATGTACACACAATCAATCAACGAGCAGCTGGACTACTTACTCGTGATAGCGCAAAGACTTTCATCTATGCCTTTTTATATGGAGCTGGAGATGCAAAAATTGGTAGCATCGTTGGAGGAAACGCTCGAAAGGGTGGAGAGCTTAAAAAGCGATTTCTCTCACAGACACCAGCTCTAGCCAAGCTCATAGCTAGAGTAGCATCTTATGCTGCCAACGGCGATGTACCGGGCTTAGACGGAAGGAAGATTTGGATACGCTCTGAACACGCAGCCTTAAACAGCTTGCTGCAAGGGGCAGGGGCAATTGTTATGAAGAAGGCTTTGTGCATCTTTTACAACAAATGCAAGGAAAATTCTTTAAAAGTTAAGTTTGTTGTGAACTGCCACGATGAATTTCAGTTAGAATGTTCTCCTGAGATAGCCGAAATAGTAGGTAAAACAGGTGTACAATGTATCCAAGAAGCAGGTGAGTTCTATGGCTTGCGTTGTCCACTAACAGGGGAGTATAAAATTGGAAAATCGTGGAGAGATACCCACTAGGCATTGCGTCGATTGTGGTATAATATCTGAGACTCTTTCTTTATTTGTTAAAAGTAAAGTGAGTAAATATGGAGTTAGAAATCTTTGTATCTCGTGTGGCGTTAAGCGAACAACATCGTATGCGAAATATAAGGACTGGAAAACTGACCATCAAACGAAGAAGCGTTACGGCGTAGATGTAGAGACATATAAAAGACTCATGTCTACTAGTAATTGCTGTCAAATTTGTGGTAACATGGAGGAATTGTGCTACGACCACTGTCATAGTACAATGAAATTTAGAGGTATTCTTTGTAGGGGATGCAATCGTTCTTTAGGTCAACTGGGTGACAACCTAGATGGGATAAAGAAAGTTGTGGCTTACTTAGAACGAGAAAATATTGAAACACATTGAGCCGCAAGGCTTGCTTAAAAGGAAACTAAAATGACTGCAAAACCTATCTCAATCACCGGACAGCTTTACTACGCTTCTGACATGGTTCAATTTAACCAATACACAGAAGCCTCTAAGAAGTATTTGGTGAAGCTAGGAAATCTATCTCCTGAAGATGTAGCTAAGGTGGAAGCCCTTGGTGTTCATGTAGGCGAGAACGACAACATGGGACGTTTTGTCACGTGTAAGAGCAACTTCGCTATTCAGCCTGTGGATGATGACGGCAAGAACATTGACCCGAAGACCATTGGCAACGGCTCCAAGGCAACATTGGTGCTTGCAACATACGAATGGAAGTTCGCTAAGAAGACAGGCGTTGCTGCCTCTGCCAAGCGTGTAGTGGTTACAGAGCTTGTCACCTATGTCCCTTCTGCTAAGGTGGAAGAAGAAGCAGACATGGAGCTGTAATGGCTCTGCCTCCTAAACCAACGGAGGCTGTCATTGATGCCGACTTCTTGGTCTATTCCGTTGCCTTCTCATGTAAAGATGTAGAGGAACAATGGGCTAAGAATCGGCTCACTGAATGGCTGACCGACATGGTGTACATTCGTCTCAAATGTACTGATTACAAGGCGTTCATCACTGGTAAATCAAACTTCCGGTATGACCTAGCTAAGACAGTGCCTTACAAGGGGAACAGGAAAGATGTAGAGAAGCCTGAACATTACGAGGCTTTAAGAAAGCACCTAACACGGCTGGAGGCTGTAACAACAGAGGGTGAAGAAGCTGATGATGCTGTTGGCATTGAAGCAAACGGCAAGAGCGTGTGGATTGTTCATGTGGACAAAGACCTAGACCAACTACCGGGGTGGCATTACAACCCTGTAAAGGACTTGGAATATTTTGTAACCGAACAGGAAGGACTCAAGAGCTTCTATTTGCAAATGCTGACAGGAGACCGAATTGACAACATCCAAGGGCTTAAAGGCATTGGGCCTGTAAAGGCTGCTAGGCTGCTCAAGGGGCTGACAGGCGACAAGGAGATGTATGAGGCTGTTGTAGAGGCTTATAAGGCTGCTAAAGAGCCTGTAGAGCACATCTTAGAGAACGGACAGCTGTTGTGGCTACGGCGTGAGAAAGGACAGACATGGCAACCTCCAGCGTAAGGAAGTACAATGGAGGGGAATGGACGGAGGCTCGCTTCAAGAGTTTTGTTGTGTCGGCATTACGAACAGCAACACAGAGGTGGCCTCCTAAATATGCTGTCTTAGATGCTGCGTTTACACAGAGGAAGACCAATGTGAAGACAGGGAAACTTGCTAAACACTTTGAGTGCAACGCTTGTAAAGGCGAGTTTGTAGCTAAAGAGGTGCAGGTTGACCACAAGAATCCAGCTGTAGACCCAAAGAAGGGATGGCAAGGATGGGACACATTCATTGACAGGTTGTTCTGTGAGGAGCCAAACCTACAAGTGTTGTGTAAGCCCTGCCATGTCATCAAGAGTGCTAAGGAAAAGGAACAAAGGAAAAAATAATGGCATCTATATCAATGTGTGAAGGGCATGGTTGCCCAATTAAGACGGAATGTGCTAGGTTTACCTCTAAAGCCTCTGAATGGCAGACATTTCTTGTTGTCTCCCCTTATGACCATAGGTTAAAGGAATGTGAGATGTTTATTGACAATACTAAGGAAGCAGCATGACAAATAAGTTTACATTTAAAGAAGAAGACGACATTGAGAACAAGGACATCACCTTTGTCGTAAGTTACGATGATGGCACTCCTTGGCCTAAAGTGCTACAAGACTTCATCTTCTTCTTAGAAGCAACAGGCTATGTCGGTGTGCATCAGAAGGTGCGTATTGAGTATTCTCCTTTCCGTGAAGAAGGCTGGCATGGAGAGTATTACGACAATGAAGAAGAAGACATCTTGGCTTGGGAAAAAGAATATGAAGACGACAAGTGGTTGCAGCAACACCTACGAGAAACTAACGATGAAAATCCTAGTAATTCCTGATACCCAGTGTAAGCCTGATACGCCTACCAAGCACCTGACATGGGCTGGTAAGGCTATCTGTGACTACAAGCCCGACATTGTTATACACCTTGGAGACCATTGGGATATGCCTAGTCTCTCAAGCCATGACAAGGCAGGTAGCAAGTATTTTGAAGGGAAACGCTACCTTGCAGACATAGAGGCTGGTAATGTGGGCATGGAAGCCCTCCTAGCCCCTGTTAAAGCCTTGCAGAAGACGCAGAAGGAGAACAAGCACAAGGTGTATAAGCCTCGTATGGTGTTCTTGAGGGGCAACCATGAGAACCGCATTGTACGAGCCATTAATAACAACCCGATGCTAGAAGGACTGATGACGTATGACCATTGCAACACAAAAGATTGGGAAGTACATGACTTTCTTAGGCCAGTGTTTATTGCTGGTGTTGGGTTTTCTCATTATTGGCCTGTGGGTGCAATGGGTCGTCCTGCCGCTTCTCCTGCTGCAATTATTAGTAAGCTACATATGTCTTGCGTGGCGGGACACCAACAAGGAAAGCAAATAGCATATGGAAAGCGAGCTGATGGTAAGCCTATTTGTGCTATTGTTGCTGGTAGTTATTATCTACATGACGAAGATTATATGGACAATCTTTCTAACAGGCATTGGCGAGGACTAGTTGTCCTAAACGATGTGCATGATGGTGGGTTTGATGAAATGCTCTTATCTATCGAATACTTAGAACGCAAATATGGACTTGAGTAACAAACAATATATCTCTCTTTCTTCCTTATCGAATGAAGATGGAGTTTATACTGTTCTTTGTCCTTGTGGTCAAAGACATCGACATAGTGAGAATAGTAATAAACCGTTTTTAAGAGTTAGTCACTGTGACTTACATATAACTTATTGGGTTGTACCCACAAAGGAAAATAATGAACAAAGCACAATATAAAGAAAGCTGCTCTCGACTAGGAGTGCCATATTATGAAGAAGATTATTATGAGAAAACACGAGAATATATCCGTAGCATATTGGAGCAACCCATGAGCGAGAAAGAGGAAAATAAAACTTTTGGTGTTAAGTTTGACATGGGCAAGCCTCAGTGGTCATTAGTCCCTCCTGGGCCAATGGAAGAAGTTGTAGAGGTGCTCACCTATGGTGCTAACAAATATAGCCCTGATAATTGGCAGCACGTTGATGACCCTGACACTCGTTATTTCAATGCTGCTATGCGTCACATTTGGGCATGGCGACAAGGAGAGCAATTTGATACTGAAAGCCATAAGAGCCATTTAGCACACGCTGTGTGTTGCTTGCTGTTCTTGATGGCTTTTGATGAAGACGCAGAAGATGACAGTGCTTTTTGAGGAACTAAAAGAGAAGCTAGAAAGGCTTGATGAGATTTCCCTGCTGGAGCTGTTGAATGTCAGCAGCAGAGACCTCATCAATGCCTTTGCAGATACAATAGAAGATAATATGGACAAGTTTTTAAAGGAAGTAGAATAATATGAGCATGAGCGAATTTCGTAATAGTTTTGCAGAGAATGTGTTTCGTTTCAAGTATGCCCAAGGGCCGGGAGACACATGGGCTAAGTTGTCAGAGCGTTTAGTTGAAGATGTATGTGGAAGCCGTGAAGGTACAATTGCCACTCTTATGTCTGAACCTGACCGCAAGCAGCTGACTCAATATATCAAGGAGATGAAGTTTCTGCCCGGAGGTCGTTACCTGTACTACGCAGGTCGTCCGTTCAAGGCATATAACAACTGTTTCCTGCTTCGTGCTGAAGAAGACACACGAGAGGAATGGAGCAATGTTACATGGCGAGCAATGAGCTGTTTAATGACAGGTGGAGGCATTGGTATTGACTACAGCCGTCTCCGTCCGTCAGGGAAGGCTCTGAGTCGTACAGGAGGCACTGCCAGCGGCCCTATTCCATTGATGAACGCTATCAATGAGATTGGACGCAATGTGATGCAAGGAGGAAGCCGTAGGTCTGCCATCTATGCAAGCCTTAATTGGAAGCATGATGACATTCAGCAGTTTCTGACCATGAAGAATTGGAATGAAGACATCAAGGCCATGAAGCTGAAGGATTTTAATGCCTCTGCTCCCTTGGACATGACTAACATTTCAGTGAATTATGACGATGCTTCGTTAGTAGGTGGTCTGGAGAACAACGCTGTGTTTAAGCAGAATGTACGACAGGCTATGGAGACAGCAGAACCCGGCTTTAGCTTTAACTTTGGAGACAAGCAGAATGAAACGCTTAGAAACGCTTGTACTGAGGTTACATCAGAAGACGATAGTGATGTTTGCAATTTGGGGTCAATTAATATGGGCAACATCACGAGTTTGGAGGAGTTCAAGTCCGTTGTGGAACTTGCCTCTAAGTTCTTGGTCTGTGGTACACTCCGGGCTGATCTTCCCTACCAAAAAGTATATACAGTTCGTGAGAAGAATAGACGACTTGGACTTGGACTTATGGGAATCCACGAATGGCTCCTTAAAAAGGGATACGAGTACGAAGTGACTCCTGAGCTTCACAAGTGGTTGAAGGTATACAAAGATGAAAGCAAACGAGCAGCAGATGAACATTGTGACCGATTCTTTATTAGCCGACCAAAAGCATATCGAGCTATTGCGCCTACAGGCAGCATTGGCATTCTTGCAGGGACGACTACAGGAATTGAGCCACTCTTTGCTGTGGCATATAAACGAAGGTTTCTTACAGAAGGAACGAAGTGGAAGTATCAGTATGTCATTGACGGAACAGCTCAAATCCTTATCGAACAATATGGAGTTGACCCAAGCAAGATTGAAAGTGCTATTGACCTAAGCGAAGACTATGAAAAACGAATCAAATTCCAAGCAGACATCCAAGACTATGTTGATATGTCAATCTCCTCGACTATCAACCTCCCATCTTGGGGAACTAAGTTCAATAACGAAGGCGAAGTTGACAAGTTCACTAATGTGCTTGCAAAGTATGCCCCTCGTTTGCGTGGTTTTACCTGCTATCCTGATGGAAGCCGTGGTGGTCAGCCTCTGACCTCTGTGCCTTACGAGGAAGCTCTACGACATAAGGATGTAGTTTATGAAGAAGTTGATGTATGTGAAATCACTGGTAAAGGCGGTTCCTGTGGTGTGTAATGGCTGTTGCTAAACTGGCAATACCTAGCACCTTCTCATTGGCTGGAAGTGAATGGACTGTTAAACTAGTCCCTGAAATGACCGACTTGGGGAGGTGCGACCCCGCCACCTTTACTATTTATATCAAAGAAGGGCTGCATAAAACCTATGCGGAACAAACCTTCTTTCACGAGCTAGTTCATGCTATCATGTTCACTATGGGTCATAATGAGCATGACGAGGTATTTGTTGATTGTTTTGGTGTCTTTTTACATCAATTTAATAGGAGTAAGAAATAATGCAAATTGATTTTGACTGGATTTCAGGACTAGCTGTTGGCATTGAAGCAGGAGCTGCTTACGAGATGGATGACGATGGGAACATTGATGACAGCTCTGTGGTAGAGAACATCACTGTCTCCCTTGGCTTCTTCCGAATGGAGATATACTTCGGTGGAGGTGACGGAGGGAATCCTGTAGAGAAACAGGCATAGAAAAAGCCGCTAGAGGGAAGTCCCTTTAGCGGCTTTGTTGTTTGTGGAGGCGACTATTGCTTGCTACGAATCTCCATGATTTTCTCTAAGGTTCGTCCACCAAAGTAGGCAGACATCACCAGCATTCCCCATTGACCTAACAGCTCAACATAGCTTGCCTGTGCGTTGTAGCCAAAGGCAGACATCATGGCAAATAGGAAGTAACCCACGAAAATAGCTACAAGAGCCATAGGTCGTATGTTCTTAGACAGCCAGCTGTCAGAAGCCATGTCAGCGTCCCAACGCTCAGAGACCCCTGCCTGTTCGGTCTTGTAGAGGTCAGTTTCGTTAGCCATCTTAGCCAGTTCACCGCTTTGAGCAAGAACGGCTAGGTCTAGCTGTGCCTTTGCTTTAGCTTCAGGGTCGGGAATGAGCTTGTCGATGAGTTTACCACCTACAGCGAGAAGTCCTGTAATATCAAACATTAGTGTCCTTTCAATTCTAGTATGCCCCAACCAACTAGGGCAAATATAGCGGCTGCAACAAGGACACAAAGAGCCATTGTCACAACCTCATCTATTTCATTCTTCCTATTCTGTGCTGCTTTAGCGTCCAATATCTCCTGCACCTTACGGCGTTGCACAAGGCTGTTACGCTCCTGCACTATCTGACCCCATAGAGCACTCTGTCCTTGGTTGATGAAGTGCCATTTAAGCTCCTCCTCAGCCTTGTTAAGCTCATGGAGCTGCATCACTGTGCTCATGGCTTGACTAGTGTCGGAGGAGTATTTCTTCTTGGGGTCTTTAATAGCCTCCTTAGCTACAGCGTCCTTGGCATCAAAGAACTTCATAACGTCATGCGTTATGCCCTGAATGTCCTTCCCCATCTTTATAGCAGCTTGTATCCCTTTTATAGCCCCCTGTGCTACAGCAAAGGCCGTTAGTGGGTCTATCATATATGCCTTATGTTTTCTTTACTATAATAGTCCATTGACATATCTTCCCATCCTTTATGAACTCATTAGCCCCATAGGTGGAGCTAGGCTTAATCTCTCTGCAAATAAGCACTAGCTGCTGCTGTGTATTGGGCCAAGGAGCTGCTGCTGAGACAGGAACTATCAACCGTATTTAGCTTTAGAGAGCTGGAAATGTGGGCCGTCCTTGAAATTTGGGAAATGTCCTCCCCATTCCAAGTCAACACCCATGTCCTTAGCCACACCGAGAATGTGCTTTGCCAGCTCCTCATACTTGTGAAACTCCCATGAAGCCTTCCCATCAATTAGCACACAGACATCCACAGCTTTACCTGTTAAATGTCTGCTGTTCATGGTCTTGCTCTTACCAGCCGCTACAAGCTCTTTCTGGCGTTCTAGGGTGCGTAGGCCGTCTGTGATGCTGAAGTCGTAAGGAGGGGCTTCTATGGCCTTGTGCATCACCTTCTGTAGGTCTTCATGCACACAGGCTAAGAAAGCCTCACTTTTAGTACCAAAGTTCATTTCAACCTCGCAATTTCATTGTTAAGGGCATCAATGTCTCCTTGCTCCCTCATCTGTTCTTCAGGAGTGGTTGCAGCTTGTAGCCGAGCATTAGCCTTTTGAAGCTCATTGTTAAGAATGAAAGCTCTGTCCTTTTCAGCAGGAGTTGAGGCAAACTTACTAACAGGAGCACCAAACACACCTTCAGGAATGGCTGGCATACCTTCTGCTGCTGGAGCAGCTGGCTCTGTTGGTTGAGTCTCAAAGACACCTGCTGGAATCTCAGGGAAAGTTCCTTCAGGAATCTCTGGCATACCTTCAGGCGCAGGTTGCTCAAAGCCAATTGCTTTATTTGCTGCTCCTGTTGCCGCTGCTGCCATATAAGGGCTTTTGAATGTTGCAGGTAGCTCCGCTGCTTTCACTGCTGTAAGAGCTTCTAATGTTTTAGCAGAAGCAGGAGACATTGCTGCGTTCTTCAAGAAAGAAGCACCTTCAGGCGTAAGCAAAAGACGCATAGTTTCTTCATCATTTAGACCTGTCTTAGCCAATGCTTTAATTGCATCCTTACCTAACTGACCTACTTGATATACAGTTCCCCCTGCAATAGCTCCACCTGTTCGTGCCAAATCTCGACCAATTGTCTCTATATTAGCAAGAGACTCTCCTACTGGTTGACCGACACTCATTCTACGAGTAAAGATAGAAGCATCTTTCATTCTCTTTGAGAACTCATCTGCATTCTGACCCACTGCCAAAAGAAGTGCTGATTTATCTCCAGCTTTGAGAGAATTCCAATTGTCTGTCATTGCGCTTAACGAAACATTGAATGTTCCATCCGGCAGCTTTTTTCGTGCTGATTCCACAAAGTCTTGATATACACGGCTATCTAAATTCTTTAACGCTTCAGGTTCAGTAGCATTAATCATTGTTCTTGTGGATGCTCTTTCATACTCACTCATTGAACGGTATTTAGTATACAACTCATCAAAATCAACTTCTTTAATCGACTGGTTTTGTAAGAAAGCAGGAAGTCCTTTAGCTCTAGCTGTCGATGATAAGTCAGCAGATTTAGCAGCAAGGTCTCTAGCTTTAATTAACAAGTCGGTAGCAGCTATTTCGTCTTTTGTTTGAGCACCTAAACGAGCAGCTCTTAAATCATCTTTCAATGTTCCAAAGATAGCGGAACTAATTCTTTTTTCATCAGTTAAAGACACATCTTTAAGAATGTTGTCTCCCATTGATGATTTTTTACCAAACTCACTCAATAAGCTCTGTACTTCTTCTGTTGTTAGTTTCCACTTATCACTACTCTGAGAAGCAGGAACAAGTTTATCTTCAAGCCGTTGCAAGAAAGACAAAGCAGCTTCAGAACTTGGAGAGGCTTTTTTAGCAAAGTCTCCCTTTAATTTAGCAATTTCTACTCGTAGAGAAGCTGGTTCAATAATTCTGTCGCTACCTCCGTACTCAAAAGCCTTGGTAAAAGCACGACCAGCAGCTTCGCTTTCTTTTAGGCCAGCATTATCTACTTTGTTCTGAACTGCTCCATAGATGCCTTTTGCTGCTACTTGCTCATCAATACGGCTTGCAGCAGGAGTCATCCCGGCTGTTGCTGCTTTAGTTGCTCCTGCCTGTAAGTTAGAGAATATTTCAGCATACTCAGGGTTGCTTGAAAGTTTCTGTAAGACAGCAGCCATTCGTGGGTCAGAACTTCCCTGACCTTTGAGCATAAAATCCTTAAAGATGTTAGCTTCATCAGGTGGAAGGGAATCTGTAAAGGCTTTCACCTTACGGTCTTTAAAATAGCTCTTAGCACCCTTAAATCCACTCTTTAGCAACGAAGCAATACCATATGCGCCTAATGCTACATCAGGGCCATAGAAGGCCGCTGTTGCTTGTCCCGATGTAGGGGCAGAAGGAACACCCGCTGCCTCCATAGCCATTGGGTACAGTTGTGGAATGTCAGGATACTGAGACCCTGTAGAGAACAACCTGTTCTTAGCAAAATTCAATGCAGGAGATAACAAGTCAGGAATACCTGTAAGTCCCCCGACAACAGTGCTCATTAGCCCTGTACCAATTTCACCTAAAGTTCCAACTCCACGTAGTTGTGTGTCTATTGCTTCCATCTTTTTAAATTCAGGAAGTTTAATAATATCACGACTATCGGTAATACCTTTCTCTTTAATGGCCTTATTCAAGGCAATACGAGCTTCGTCTTTCTGCTTTGTTAAGCCAGCAAGAGCTTGCTCTCTTGTTGAGTATGTAGTAGCCATGTATTTCCTTTATTTGCCTTGAGCCTTAGCCGCTGCGGTAAACTGTTCAAGAGTGTAGTTAGCCCATTTTGGGTCAGCTGCTTGTGCTCGTTTAAAAGCTGCGGCGTAGTCTGTTTGACCTGCTGCTGGAGGCGCAGTAGTTGTAGGTTTTTTAGCATTAGGATTGCGAGCCGTTTCATAGGCTACATTAGACTTAATCACATTTTCTTGTGCTGTCTTCAGCCGATTTAATGCAGCAGCAGCTCCAGCGTTAGTATTTAGCTTCAGCATCCCTTGAATTTGCTCTTTTGCCCTTGCAGCGTCATCCTTAGCCTGAACACCTTTAGCTTCATTCAGTACAGCATTAATTCCTTCTATCAAATGAGCACGAACTTCATCTTGTGCTAATGTGTTATCTGAAGGCTCTCCAAGGAATCCTGTACTTTCTGCCCATCCCTTAAAATTAGAGACAGGGCCAAAGAACACTGTTGGTTTATCTCCACCTACTTTGGATAACAAGTCTTTAGTTTTATCAAGACCAGAAGAAGCTATTGATGTTGAAGCTGCTGTTTTAGCCATTCCTTCAGCACCTTTATCGGAAGGCATTTCATTAATCTGTTTTACTCTTGCAATAAATTCAGGGGTTCCACGGACAAGTCCTTCTTCACTAGCTCTTTTACCTGCTGGAGATAATGCTTGTGCTCTCGCTTTAGGGTCTCGCTCATCTAACAAGCCGTAATCAGGGACACCTGAATCAATAGACTCGGCATATGCTTGTACGCTAGCTGTCGTGTATAAACCCGGATTAATCTTACCAATACCACCAGTACCGCCTTCTTTAGCCTTCTTCATGGCTGCTTCACCTCTGTTGGTGTAGTAGCCAGCCTGTGCGCTCTTGAGTTTAAATTCTTCTGCTTTTGCTGCAATATTTACTGCCTCTTGTGCATACCCCTTTTCACCAAGAGCCTTTGCTGCTCCCTGTAAACCTTCATAAGTAGTTGGGTCAAAGTTCTTCAAAATAGATTGAATATCAGCAGCTTTCTTCATCTGAGGGTCTTCAACGCCCATCAGACCAGCAATGCCGCCACCAAGCTGACTACCAGCCATATAGAGACCACTCCGTGCTCTATCGAAGCCATAGGGGTCGTTGGGGTTGGTTCTGCCATAAGCATCTGCTGCCGTGGCTAGTTGTGCTTGTCGTTCTTGTTGTAGCTCGTAAGGGGAGCTTCCAAATAAACCTGTTGTTGCCATATTATTTCCTTAACTGAGCCAAGAACCAAAGAGACCACCTAAGCCACTAATGACTGAAGGGTTAGAAGCAGCTCCTTGTAGGACAGATTCCCACGGATTGTAGCGATTAGCCTGAGCCTGTGAAGCTGTGCCGATGTTAGACAACACACCTGCCTTATAACCTGCATCTGCACCAGCAGTGCCTAACGCCTGACTTACAGCCATAGGAGCAGCTGCTTGGCCTTCTAAGCCTGAAGCAACACCAAAGGCAGCCTTGTAGGGGTCGTATGCAGCCGATTGAGCACCATATGTGCCTGACAGGGTGTTGAGACCTGTACCAACCAAACCTGCACCAAACTGAGTGGCTTGTCGTCCTTGCTCTTGTGCAGAAGCAGCTAGTTGTGCGTTCTGTTGTGCGAGGGCGTTGTAATAGGCTTGAGCCTCTGGGTTAGCAGAGCCGAGGTTGCCTCCCTGTGCCACAGACAAACCAGCTCGTCCTGTGTTCTGTAGGCCCTGCTGTAGCTGTCCATACGAATAGTCACGAGAAGGCTGCAAGAGAGCTTGTTGACTTGTCATCCAATCCTGAGCAGCTTGCTGTGGGCTAGTAGCTAAGTATTGATTACCAAGGTTGAACATACTCTGAACAGCCTGTGACGCAGGAGCTGTTGCATATGCTCCCTGTCCTGCTTGGCCTAAGTAGCCTCCTGCTTGCTGAATGGCTCCTTCTCGCATTGCTGCAACATCAGGAGCAGCTTGGTAGCCAGCCCCAATGAGTCGTCCATTAGCATCGTAGTTGTAGCCGCTTTGACCAAACCTAGAGGTAACTCCTACAGGTCGAAACTGAGCACCTGCCGCAGCTCCAAACTGCTGTTGAGCAGCTGTATTAGCTGCATTGGTGGCACTCTGTCCGCCTAGATAGCCTCCTATTGTGTTTAGGAGACCTCCACCAATAGTGCTCATAGCAGTGTTGGGTGTCTTGTTTGTGAGAGCAGCATACTGGTCTGCACTAATTGTTACATCGCCTATTGCCATTGTGTTTCCTTAAAATGGGGTTCCGGTACGACCTGAGTCATACCCGGTGCTGTCACGCCTACCTGTGTCACCATAGCCGGGGTTGTTACCTCCAAAAGCTCCTCCAACATCCCCACGGCTTTCATATGCACGCTCAATGGCAGCAGCCTGTGCAGCTTGCATTGGGTCTACCACTTGATTGACAATTGGTACGCCAGCTAAAGTTCCTTCAGGGTTAGGAGTTACACCCATAGCAATAGCTCGTTGATTAGCTACGAAATCAGGTACAAGTTTATTCTGAAGCATCCCTAATGAAGTATTACCCCATAAATTTTGCAATGTCTGAGTAATGGAAGCCATTGTGGGGTTGTTAGCGTAATAGTTTGCCTTCTCAGCGTCTGTCATGTTTGTCCATGCAGGATTACTATCTACATATCCACGACTTCCACCTCCTCCTCGTGTCTGAGGATAAAGGTCTTCAAACAGCCCACCAACAACACTTTGTTGTGCAGAAGGAATGACAGCTGTTGGAGCAGAGGCAGCAGCCCCATACCATTGCTGCAAAGCCTGTTGATACTCAGGGGTTAATGTCCCTGTAGTGGTTTGCTGTGTCTGTGGGTTATATGTTTGTTGTTGAGGGAAATACATGGCATAGGCATCTGCCATTGCCTTCAAGTATTCAGGGGTAACGCCGGAACTAAATAGTTGTGCCATGTTTATGTCTTAATAATGAAGAAGATACCCAAATAAGGAGGGAGATTTGCATTAGTGCCTGAAGCCCCTGCGGATGCAACTGTTGTAGAAGTTGCTACAGAAATACCTGTAGAAGCGCCGTTTGTACTACCTGACGCAGGAGTGGTTCCTGCTATAGCAAAAGTTCCAGCGGGAGTACCACCTGTTGTAGCAGGGATGCTGTGTGAATGTCCGGGGTCTGTAACAGTCGATGTGGAAGTAGCTGTGTGTGTATGGCTTACAGCAATTGCATCTTTTGAACCGCCTGTGCTATTAGCACTATATGTTGTTCCAGCACCTACTGGGAAACGGTCTCTAAAGTCTGGAAGATTAAAAGTTGTGCTCCCATCTCCAACACCAAATGTAGTGCTTGTTACAGCAAACAAAGTAGCATATGTAGAACGACTAACTGCCTGTCCGTTACATAGTAAATATCCGCTAGGTGCTGTTCCTGTAGGCCACAGTAATAAACTACCACTAGTGACGCTAACAGGGATAGCTGCAATAGCTGTAGCAACAAAAGCTGTTGTAGCAAGAGCTGTAGTGTTATTTCCAGCTGATTGTGTTGTAGCCAATGTCCCTGTTGGAAGAACAGGAGTTCCTGTAAAGGTAGGAGACAAGCTATTAGCCTTTGTAGCTATAGCCGTTACGAGGTTATTAAACTCTGTATCAATTTCAGTGCCTTTAACAATCTTTAGGGCATTGCCAGTGGAGAGACTGTCCTTAGATGCAAAGTTCGTACTTTTTGTATAATCTGTCATGTGTGTCCTTAAACAATCTTGCCGTTCTTGGCGTGTATCTCGATTTTTTGGATACTTAAAGCACTTCCATAAATTTCGCTCTCATACCCTGTCTGTATTACTTTGCCGCTTCCTGTCGGATAGGCTACAATAGTTGTTAATACTGTTCCATCTGTATACTCACCAATATTATACTCTGAAACTCCGTAATATGCAACACTTTGTGTAAGAATCTTTACGTTCTGTGCATAATAATTACCAGTGAAATCATAGCCCCATTTAACTGTTACAAACTGGTCACTACCGCCAATAACTACTGTTGATAGTTTCTTTAATACTGTAGTGACTGAAGGCTGTCCAAGGTCAGTATGGTTTGTAAAGTATTGGAACCGATAGCTTGCTGTGTTGTCTAAATAGCCTGTGTATTTACCAATATAGCCAGCTTTACCGATTAAGAGGCTTCCATCCCTACGGCTACAGAAACAAGCAGGGGTCATGCTGTCCCATGTTGTCACTCGTGCGCTGCCGTCCTGTAGGGTCTGTTTTAGGTCAAAACAATAGACTATGCTTAGGGAGGGTACTGTGAGCAAATAAAAGCTCTCTAAGGGGCTGTATACGCTCTTTACGAGGCTTAAATCAGCACCGTCATATGCTCTCATCAAGTCATCACGGACATTCTTGCTGAGGTCTCTAAGTGGAGCACTCTTTTCCTGTATGGTTCGGAGAATGCTTCGTACACCTGTCTTAGACAAGAAGATGACATCAGTACCTGTATTCTGCACACTATCTCTAGCAATGCAGCCGATACCAGTAATTGTATCAGACAGTACCATCGTTGAGGGACTATTTGCTCCTGAATATACTAATATATTTTCAGTACCAAGAATAAATAAGAAATCATTATGTGCAGCAAGGGCAACAATTGTGTCATTACCGTTAGGCCACACAGTTGTTGTGTCTAATGTTCCAGCACTTCCTGTAGCATATTTCTGAGGGCTTGAAATGTCGCTCCATTGAATAAGACTTTTATCGGTTGTTGTGTCTACATTCCATACACGACCAAAAGCAGCTATAGCGAAATTGGATTGCTGAACTGTGCCGTTATACCCTGAAAGCTCACTAATACGGCGATATGTTGTGGTAGACAAAGCAGCATCAAATACTAATGGGTCATGGCCTCGTTGGAAGGCATATGCTGCACCTCCTAGATGACACACGCTCCAATTATCTCCTGTAATGGTTGGAGCTGTTCCACCGCCTCCGTAGGTCATTTCTACAAGAGCACCACCATCAAGTTTAAACACCTTGTTGTTGCCAGCTGCCATTGTATATGGCGTACCGTCATCACTAATATGCTCAGAGATTGTCCTAATAACAGCTGTGCCTAAAGCCCCTGAAGCTGAGTTCTGTGGAGACCAGCCTTTACGAGCACCAATACGACCAAACTTATCAATCACTGCGTTATTAGCAACAAGAGCAAAACCAGAAGCTAGGTCTAAGCTGCTGTCTTGTGTGTTTAGTCCAAAGAAGCCGGGAGCTGTAATGCTATAAGTTTGTATTTGTTGTGTCATGCCCAATTCCAACTATCTAGCTCGTTATATCGGCTCTGTTCAATGGCAATGTAGTCTGACAATGCGCTCTTGAACATTCCGTATGCTTCGCTATTTGTTAAGCCGCCGTCTTCACCACGCTCCACTAACGACCGAGCAAGAGCTAACAGAATGACAGGTTCTTTAGGAACAATCATTGTAGCTGCATCAGTTGCTAATTCATCTTGTGGCTGATAGATGTTGAAGTATATTGTATATACACCATCAGGGATGGGGAACAAGTCTACCTGTGTGTCTCCGTTACTATCTACACCATTAAAGTTGTAATAGTTAGGAGCACCCTTCTGTGGGTTTGGAGAGCTTAAAAAGCTCTGAGTCATATTAACACCGTCACGGCTCTCTAAGTGATAGCGGTTGGTGTTGTTATAAATCTCAATAACTTTGAAGCGAGAGCCTGTACCTACAAGGGCGTAGTTGAAGATGCCATCAGAGGTGTTTGCTGTCAGCGTTGTTGTAAGAGAGTTCCAATCGTAGGAGTCTTCAACCTGTCGTTTAGCATCGTTTACAAACTTACCGACCAGCTTGGATAGAACATTCTCGTTGACAGTGGTAACTTCTGGCTCACGCAAGCGAACAAGAACATCATTCACTAGGGATAGGAAAGTTGGGAGTGCCATGTTTATTTCTTCTTAGGTTTGCTCTTACCTGCCTCTGAGAGGGCAATGGCAATTGCTTGTTTTGGATTCTTAACTACAGGGCCACCTTTGCCTGAATGGAGGGTTCCCTCTTTGTATTCCTTCATAACCTTCTCTGTCTTTGTTTTAGCTTTATGGGTCGCTGTACGCTGACCTCGCATTGGCATGGCTTTCATATATTTCCTTTAGTTAATTCCGTGATTGAATAGAAATTCTTTAAATACATAAAAAATCCCTAATATGCCCATCCAAACTAAACCAATTAATGTCTTCTCAATGATAGCTTCTCTTAGTTTAATGCTCTGAGCTTCTTTCCTAATTGCTAGTCTCACCCATTGCTGTTCTTCATCAGAGAGGTGGGCGGAGCTTTTAAGAGCTTCTGTTAGGTCTGCTATTAGTTCTAGGCGTTCATCTGCTGTCATTATGTTTTCTCATATATTAAGTTAATACTTTCCAAAACTGATGTACGGTTGTTGTACCATTAGCAACCATAGTTGCCACATTATCTATAAGAATAAAAACATCAAAATCTTGGCAGGTGTTGCCATTAACTGTGTAGTTTCCAGATACTACCGCAATCTGCCCTTTTTCTACAACAAGAGACTGTCCTTGTTCCAATAATGTAGCACTATGCTCTATGCGCCCCCCATTCTTAGGAACAACACAAAGATACTCACTATTGTCTTGTGTGGCAGTTATTTTAAAAAAAGCAGTTTTGCGTTCTTGAGCAGGAGGCCATATTGTTCCTACAGGACGCTCATCAACCTCATCGGTAAGTTCTTTAAAGGTAGCATTAAAACTTCCTTTTGTAACTAGATGTTTCCGTGCATAGGTATCAGCAGAAATAGAGGATTTGGAAAGCGTCCTATCAATACTATCCCCATTGCTTTCATACTGAGTTATGTTTATTGCCATCCCCAATTCAGGATATGATAGAAGTTTTCCAGCTTTTACCATTACAGAACCTGTATGTTTGGAACAATGTCCACTACATTAGATGCTGGAACAACAGGTGCTACAACAACTGGCGTTTGAACTTGAGCCAAGATAGCATCAAAGCCTGTTGCTGTCTGAACTTCTTGTGTTCGCTCAAGCAACCAAAGAGGCGCTCTGTGCTGTATCTCTATCGCTAGAGCGTCACCAGTAATGAAGGCTCCGTCAACCACTGGTACATCCATTGCGTATGTAGCAATATCAACCCCATTGCTTGAGTATGTAACCTGAATCTGACCCATTGCTGCATCAGCAGCTACAATTTTATAGTCCATTATGTCTGACCTCCAAAAGTTGTTCCCGTAATCCCCGCACCTGTATTAACAAATGATTTACCTGATAGGCAAGCACCTCCAGTGCCCACAGAGCCGCTACCACCACCTCCTCCAGCTGCTCCGGTAGCCCCTAACGAACCTCCAGTACCGCCATTGTATACAGGGCCTCCACCGCTCTGACCCGCACCTCCACCTCCACCTGCTGTTTTTGTGCCAGCATTTCCAGCAGAGGCTCCCTGCCCAACGCCCACAGAGGTGCCAGCAGCCCCTCCAGCTCCTCCGTTGTATCCTTGCCCACCACCACCGCCACCGCCACCGTAGTAAAGGGTGGTGCCTTTAAAAGAAACAACTGCAGCGTTCCCTCCGCTACCACCGCCACCGCCGCCCCCAACAGTTCCGTTATTTGTAATAACGGTTGTTCTTGCAACACTTACAGCAGGGCCGCCACTACCTGCATTTGTACCGCC